GTGTATGAGCAGCTAAGTACTACGGCTAAGACTAATATTAATCAGGCAATTAAAGCTGATGATATTACTAAGGCTAAAGAATTAGCTAAGACTTTCGTACACGCTACAACAGGCTTTGATAATAAGGCTTATGTTAATGCTTACAAAAAGTCCATTGCCCCTAAGTTTTATGATGATTATAAAACTGAAATCTTCAACGGGGTTGAGCACTCAGAAGTTAAAGTATCTGCTCAATTCTGTTATGGCATGGATAAGTCAATACTTCAGGGTTTAAAATCTGAAGGTGGTGCTTATGGCAAAGACGGTGAAGCATTGCACGCCGTTATGAAAAGGCTAGATTATAGGGCTACCATGCAAAATAACGTGGATACTGTATTTTCTAGATTCACGGGTGCTATTGTTAAAGCTGTACTTAAGCAGTTTGGGGTTATATCAGTGACAGGAACGGTTCAACCTGTTCCAATTGCTTTAGCTACTAAGATTAATAGTGTTGAGGCGTATTTCAATACTAACTTTAGTAAGCTTACAACCATGCAAGTTAATGAGTTTAAAGCATGGATAAAAATCAAACCTAACTTTCTTAAGTCATAATTAAGTTAGTGCTACTCAATGCAAAGGGGTTCTAAAGAGCCCCTTTCATTTTAACTATAAAGGATTTTAAAATGGACGATATTAAACTAAAGCATTACGCAGTATTAACATTCAGGTTTAAATCATCATCTGATGATATATTACCTGTTACGGTTTGGAAAAGCTTAAACTTTTCTAAACTTAAATCTAGGTTCAATAAAATAAAACACATGGTCGAATATCATGAGTTCAGTCATGAGTCTATTATCATCTAAAAGAAAATTTAAGGACACCTTCGGGTGTCCTTTTTTTTGCCCAAAATATCTCGTGCCTTTGAAACCAGTTCCACCCCGAGGGCGCGAGCGAGTGGGCTATCACGTGATATATCATCTGATGACACTTGCTACAGTTCCAGTCACCATGTGACCTACAGCCCGAAACCAGTTCCGCCCCGAGGGCGTGAACGGAGTCCTGTCAAATTGACAGGGTTTCATTAGAGATATCATCTAGCCATAGTTGTGTTCTGTGTGTGAACCCCTGTGTTCTGTGAGCCATCGTTCACTTTGGAACACGAATTCTCCATGATACCAAGGGTTTCCAAAGAATGTTCCAATGTTCCAAAGTTTCTCAATAGGGGATAATAAGTTGGTAATTTTAGTTAATCAAGAGTCCCTCTTGAGCGGTGTAACCTTAATTACTCTCATACCTGATGTCCTAAAATACCTATGGAACATTGGAACATTCTTATATATATAATATAATAAATAATAGAGAACACAGTAGAATCAATAGCTTACCCTTAATCTAGCTTTGTGTTCTGTAGAATAAGTAAAGTCTAGACCCCTCAGAACACAGCTTTTTTGGAACACAAAGATATTCAGGCTAAAACCCGTCGATATCTCTACGAACCACCACACTCATTTGTCGAACCACGCCTCAGGCAGTCGCATACTAGGTAGGGCATAGGGGATATATCGTATAGCGAAACACGCGAACAACAAACATTCGGGAGGGGGGTTACAGAAAACATATAATCTGCTATAATAAGTATAGTGAGAGATAACTAATAGATATGGTTCACTCTCATATGAAACCCTGTCACTTTGACAGGATACCGAGAAACTACTAGGAGATTGTTATGGAATACGACACAGTAGACAACCGACACAAGAAAAGAAATTGGTGTCTTGTTGGGTTTGTAGGCGGTGCAATATTTATGATGTCAATCTATGAAGTATTGGGGGTGGCAATATGAAAGTAACAAGAGATGACCTTAAAACGGTTTTTGCGAATCGTAAAGGTAAAAAAGATAGTGCCTTGAGTAGCACTTTGGAGGGTAGTCAAGCTGAGTACGACTTTGTCAATAAAGACGAGGAAGACGCATTCAATGACTACATGTATCAACAAGCGATGGATAACGGAGGATATCCTGAGTAATAAACCCGAGCGATACCCTGTCACTTTGACAGGGTGTCAATCACAAACTTTAAACAAACTTAATGGAGAACATTATGCACTTTGAACTACAACAATCAGACAACATTGTGTCATTAGCTACATCATCAGTATTGGTGGCAGTTGATGTCAACGTGTGGTCAGCAACAAAGCAAGACCGCGTAGTAAGTAACGAGGTTACATCAGCAAAGAAAGCATCTGCTGAGAGTGGTAAGTTTACCAAGAATCTATTGGCTAACAACGTGTACCACCGCGACCTCATGAACTATCGCCAAACTATATATACATGGTTAAAGCGAAGCACTTACAGATGGAATCAAGGGCAAGACTTATTACCTGTCACCGAACTTGAGACCTTCAAACAACAGTACCACGTACATGAGGCTAAGTTTTATGAGTTACTTGAGAACTTCTGTAATCAATACTCAAGCATTAGAAACAACATGGCTTTCACTCAGGGCGACCTGTTTGATATCAACGACTATCCCTCAGTCGACGAGATACGCACCAAGTTTAATTGTCGGCTATTCGTGTCAGAAGTACCCGAGCAAGACTTCAGGTGTAGTGTGTCGCAAGATACGGCTGATGACTTAAAGAAACAATACCAAAAACAAACGGAGGTTATATTACAAAATGTTATTGACCAACAAACAAAGAGTATTACAGAGGTTATGGAGTCGATTGCCCATTGCTGTGGATTCTCGGAACATCAAAACGCCAAAGGTGAGACTGTTATTAAGAAACGCAAAATCTATGATACGACAATCACCAAAGCACAAGAGATGTGTAAGAAATTCAAAACATTCCAACCGATAGAAACTGCCGAGAGTAGGAAGTTAGTTAGTGCAGTTGTATCGTTAGAGAATGTTTTAAATGGTGTCAACATCGAGAGGCTCAAAGAGAGTGAAGTAACGAGAGCCGAGGTGCAAGACGAAGTAAATGATATCTTAAGTAAATTTAACTAGGAGAACTACTATGCACAACAAAGTAACGATTGACCAATTAAGAACTATCATTCCAACGATAGGTGTAGAGCTTACACCAATCATACAAAGCGAGCCAGGGTGTGGCAAGACATCTTTGCTCGGCATGATAGAAGAAGACTTAGGTGATTCATATGATTATATATATGTTGACTGTCCTGTTAAAGACATGCAAGACATAGCTATGACCATACCAAACCATGACAACAAACAATTGATGTCATACACAGGCTCGTTGTTTAAATTAGATTCGCCGAAACCTAAGGTGATATTGCTTGATGAGTTTATGAAAGCCCCTAAGATGTTACAGGTTATATTCACTCGACTCATGTTAGAGAGATGTATTGGTGACACTCCATTACCCAAAGGCTCTATTGTCTTTGGCACAAGTAACAATCAAAGCGATGGAGTAGGCGACACCATGTTAGCACACGCGGGTAACAGGGTTTGTATACTAGAAATGGAAAAGCCCTCGGTCAATTCATGGTTAGCATGGGCGGGTAACTCAGGCATTGAGCCTTTGGTCAGAGCCTTTGTACATATGTTCCCAAGTACCATGCACAGCTATAGAACGGCAGAGAATATAGATGATAACCCTTATGTGTTCAACCCTAAGAAACCACAGTTATCGTTTTGTTCGCCTCGTTCTTTGGCTAAGTCATCAATCATAGTCTCTAACCGAGACCGACTAGGTGAGGAGGCTACGCTTTCAGCCTTATCAGGCACAATAGGTGCAAGTGCGAGTGGGCAGATGTCAGCGTTCCTATCGTTAGAGAAATCATTACCTGACTATGATGACATCATTAAGAATCCTACTCAAACCTCAATCCCTGAGCAAATATCAGCTCAGCTCATGGTCATGTTCCAAGCAACCGATAAGCTCGATGACCAAAGTGAGTTATCCAAGTTTATGACATACATCAAACGTATGGAGTCTGCTGAAATGCAAGCGTTATTCTTTACCATGGTAATGAAAAATGATAGGACAAGAAAGATTGCTCGCAATAATGCTGAGATATCAGCATGGGCAGTTGATAACCACGACTTATTCTAGGAGGTCATATGAATCAAGAGACAAGACTTAAGAAAGCAAACCTTGCTCTTATGAGACACCCTGAGACTGCTATGTTCTCAGGGATAATCATGATGGGTACTAGTGATGTTGTTGATGACTGCCCTACAGCATACACCGACGGGGTCAACAAAAAGTATGGTAGAAAATTTCTATCCACACTTGATGACTCAGAGATAAGAGCGTTGGTATTGCATGAGAACTTACATGTTGCACTCAAGCATGTTAATAGGTTTGGTAAAAAGATGAGGGAGAATGCTCAGCTTATGAATGCGTCAGCAGATTATGTAGTCAATGATGTAATTGTTAGCTTAGAAGATAAGACCTTATGTAAGTTACCTCAAGGTGGACTGATAAACGAGAAGTATCACAATTGGTCAGTCAATGATGTATATAAAGACCTTAAGAAAAAGCAAGAGGAGGGAGGTAAGCCTGATACTAATACGCTTGACGAGCATGGCTTTGGTGAGGGTGAGGGTCAACAGCTTACACCTGAGCAAGAGCGAGAGCTATCCACCAAGATAGACCAAGCATTGAGAGAGGGTGGAATTATGGCTAGTCGATTAGGTAATCCAAAGACTCCAAAAGCTATCGTTGATATGCTTGTACCTATGATTGATTGGAAAGATGTGCTGAGGGATTTTGTTACCAATGCAGTACGAGGTGCAGATGAATACTCATGGCGAAGGTACAACAAGCGATTGTTGGCTAATGATATGTATTTACCAAGTACAGTTAGTGAGTCGATTGGTGAGTTAGTAGTAGCGATTGACCTATCAGGCTCAATAGGTTCAGAGCTAGGATTCTTTGTTAGTGAGCTTAAGAGTGTATGTGAGATGTGTAACCCTGAGGTAGTCAAGGTTTTATGGTGGGATACAGCAGTATCAGGTATACAAACATTTACTGACATAGATTACGCGGGGCTGGAGACTATGCTTAAGCCAACAGGTGGAGGGGGTACTGACCCTTCCTGCATCCCAGAATACCTATCAGCTAATAATATAAATGCTGAGGCAATTGTAGTGTTTACTGATGGGTGGTTTGATACGCCTAAGTGGGATATATCAACACCTACTTTGTGGGTAACTACAGATAGAGAGAACAACATACCAAGTAATGGAAAAGTTGTTAAGCAAATACTTTGAACGCTATCCTGTCACTTTGACAGGGTGTCGTATGAGAACTGGTATCGCAAGATACTTTAACTAAGGAGGCAGTATGTTAGAAAAAATACAAGTAAAAGAATTAAAATCAATCATGGCTACTCAGAAACCTTACCAAGGGCGAGAGCAAGATGAATACCCTTATAACAATCGTGACCATGGACATAAATATTTTAGACCAAAGTTTGATGATAAGGGTAACGCACTATGGTTTGATATATATTATTACGCTAACGGAATATTAAGAGTATACCCCGACAATACTGTAGAGTTTATGGATAGAACATATTATCAGGGCGACATAATGGTCATGCAAGATATGTTTTCATCAAACTATGATTACACTCACCAACGCGAGATTAAAACAAGTAAAGCTAACGGGGGGTTGATGTTCATAGATAATAAGCTAAAAAGAAAAATAGCATGTCACAAGGGAGTGAGAGTCAACATGGTAACGGAAGAGGTTGTGCCTGAGTATGGCTATGATGTGATTATTAATTATGTAGATAGAAAATTATCTACGGAGGTAGAGAGAAAAAATCACAAGTTATTCAAAGAGGCTAAGGTATTTATATCAGGTCAACCAATAGAAGTAACCATTGAAGATGTGTTGAATCAATGGCGAGCACCAAAATTGGTGGAAATGTCAGCAGATGCAGTAACAGGTGAAATAATAAGTAAAAAAGTTACCCACAAAAACAAAAAAGATATGGTAGAAAATGTAACATCAGGTTATGACTTAGCTATTTGTTTACTTGCTGACTCTGAGACTAAACGTCAGGCTATATCATGGTATGACCAAACGTACTCACGCTCAACCCTAAGCAAAGAAAAGTTAATTGAATGGACAAAAGCTGAGATAAGTCATCACCTCAAAGAAAAACATGGAGTGTACGCTCAGAAAAAAGTATTCCCGTGTGAGGATAGATGGTATCCAAGTAACCCTAGAATAGAAGTTAAACTAAGACAAGGAGAGTAGACATGAGTAGAAAAACAATAACCAATGCAGAACGAGAGGGGTTACTACGAGCCACCGACCATGTGCTAGAACATTTTTGTAGGTATCTTGAAAATGACATAAAGCATAATGACTTAAATTATGAAGAGTATTTTGAAGAGGGCAAACCGATAACGCTTGACCAACTGCGACACTTTTTTCAAGACCGAGCAGAATGGTTTTTCAATGGCGATGAGTTTCCAAATGAAACTAATATACATACATGGGGCAATACACAAGAGTACGTACCACTATACCAAGCATTTATAGGAGAGGAGTAATGGACAACAAAGCAAAGTACCCAAGAATCGTTGGCTACAAAGTAACGGTCAATGTTGATTGGGAAGATGGGGAGAACGAAGACATCGACATCAGTAACGTAGAGATACGAGACATGGAATATGTATTGGAAGGGCTTGAAAGTGAACGAGCTGATGATTTAGGATGGGAAGAATATATAGAGGAGATAAAGTAATGGCTAAGAACATAGTGTTTGACCAAAACAATAATGTAGTGAAAGCGTGGTTACCTAATACTAGTGTTGAACAGAACAATTTGGCTAGGGTTATTGCACGCGAAATGTGCTATAAGTTTGGTTTGCAGATATTAAGCGTTGCAAAGGTTCAAGATGTATGGGGTAGTAACGCTATCAGTAACCCTTTAACAGAAGACGATGAAGTAGGAACACATAAGGTCGCTTTCGTATTGGGATTTGAAGGCATGGCTGTCGGATGGGTGTCAGCGAGGATGAGTGACCAATATGAAGTATTCCAATATGAATACCACCATACACTTGACTCAAGGGATATGGAACAACGATACACACAATCTAAGAATTTAACTTCTATTCTTAGCAAGGTTAAAAACAAATTCTTAGGAGAATTTCAAGGTAGTTATGCAGAGGGTGTATCAAGGTTTAGGTCAGAAAATATTAAATCTTATGAGATGGAACAGATAATTCAAGCAGTCTCCAACCCTGAAAAGATACAGAACGAGAAACGAAGGATTGATATGTCCGTTGAAATGAGAGAGGCTGTCGTTAATAGTCTTATCAATGGTGTTCCTATTGAAGACAAAAGTATGTTAGAGCAAGTAAAAGATGTGCATTCCAAATTTAATGCCCTTACTGCTGAGTTAAAAGAAACTAATAAAAACAATAACAAGCTATATGAAAAACCTATGTATCTATTAGGATGTTCTAGGATGGTTCCTAATGTGTATACACTTATAAAATTAGTACAACCTCCTAAGACTGAAAAAGAGAGATTTCCAAACCCTGTAATCTTAGATTATGAGGTATTCGTGGATAGTATAGAAAACTCAAAACATAAAGATAAGCTAATCCCTATCCTTACTATGTGGATGATAGGTAGAGACGATATATTAAAAGATAAGGAACATAGACCAATTAAAGGCTCTATATATCATAACCAAATAAAATATTCCTACAATCAACCTAGAGCTATATATGATGACGCTCTTGATATTGTATGCTATTCTAAGGGTGATGAGCATGAAACTAATATAATACTAACGGATATTGTAGCCTTTTTAAATGTTGACTGAAAACTTAGAGCCAATCCCACACTTTAATATAACTAATTATATTAGAGTACCTGTATGTAAAAAAGGAAAAGAGTATATAGTTTACTTAGCTAATAACTATCGTAGAATATATACTCTATCCACACTCCCTCTATGTATTGCCTCAAAAATAACTATTGCTAATTGCATAGCAACAAAAGTTCCCGATGATTACTCCTTGGATAGAGCGTCGTTATTTACATGTCCTCCTGATGGGGGAGATAGCGAAACTTGTTGGAGAGCAAGTGATAATTGGTACATAGTAATTCTAGATAGCTATGATTTTGTTAATATTCAAGGCGAAGTAATTGACTCCAGAAAAAAAAGTAAAGATTAAAGTAAAAAAGATATTAGATAAGTTAGGTGCTTACTATTGTATGCCCGCAACAGGGGGGTATGGTGCGTCGGGGGTGCCTGATATCATTGCTTGTTACCAAGGAACTTTTATTGGTATTGAGTGCAAAGCCAACGGAAATACTCCTACTGCTCTCCAACAAAAACATCTACGGGATATAAGTTTAGCAAAAGGTAAATCTTTACTTATTGACGAGACCAATGTAGATATGTTAGAGTGTTTAATCAAACAACAAAAAGGTTAGCATGAAATCGAACGACACCCTGTCAAAACGACAGGACTCCGAACAAGACTTAGTAAATCACCCAGCCCACTACATTAATAAGAAGTGGGAAGTCATAGACATACTAGAGGAATTCTTTAGTGATGACCCTCTATTGTGGCAGTGTGGTAAATACCTCTTAAGATGTAAACATAAAGGGAATCTTAAACAAGACCTAAGTAAAATGATTTGGTATGCTAATCGGAAGATAGATAAGGGAGACTAGTATGAGCAAAGATTTGTTTAGACGAACTAGAAGTCTTTTGCAAGACCATGTACGAATACTTAACGAACATAGAATTGGAGATACACATACAGAGGAGGCTGAATTACTCATTGCAGAAATTAGTTTATTAATGACAAGTGATGAGGTTGAAAAGATAGAGAACCAAATTAATGAAGCTGAGCGTAAGGTTGTATCTGAATGTATCGCTGATGATATTCTTAACTCAAAGTATTGTGTAGGGGGTTCCTGTGAAGACTAATATGAGAACTGGTATCGGGGGAGGGCGCTAAAGCTTATGTGGAGTTTTTATTTTTATTGTGGATTTGGTCTAGGGGTTGAATGGACTGAGACTGAAGTGAAGGGAGATACTATATCTCATTTTTTAATTAACCTAGGTTGTTTACGTGTACAACGTAGCGAATGGATTTGAAAGGACTTAAATGAAGCGACACCACTACAGAGAAGAAGAGTATGATAAGTTTTTGGCGAGAGCCCTTGAGTTCATGAAGAAAAAGCCTGACGCAAGTAGAGCTAGGGTAGCTATGTATGCGGGCGTGGGACTCAGTGTACTAGAACGATTTGAAAGTGAGGGTAAACTAACACTGCCTAAACCGATGA